TATATTACCATGTTCATCTTCATTAAGAAAGTCGTCACAAATTTCATCCAACGCATCAGCAACTTCAGCAAATTGACTCATAACACGATAGTCACGAAGCCGTCTGTATTTGTCTACGTCAAGCGTAGCATACATTAACTCGTTATACATCTTATCAGCTAAGAACGAGCCTATAGGATGATCACCTCCCGGCGTCTTAGGCGCAAGAATGGAATGCTGCGCTAATAATTCTTTGCGTAATGATCCTGCTTTATAGAAATCTTTGAACTTAGGATTCTCCTCAGTTACATCATCTATAATTGCTGCAGGAGATCTATAGGGTAAATTGTTTTGAATAAACTTCTGTAACCCTCTTCCAAATGTACCTTTTTTTCCGTCGTCCATTATAATATTATTTATGCATAACTGTTAAGTGTCAAACACTCTCGTAGGAGGTGAATTTGTAGAACCAGCTTGCCAGTACATTTTACCACCTATCATTGCTGTTACTGCAGTTTGACGAGACTCTACAACTTGTATGTCAACATTCTTATATCCTATATCTAAATCTTCACCTCTATATGCGGATAAATTAAACATAGATGCTACATTATCTATTCTATTACACATTATATATTGCTTGTGATCATTAGCGCCAAATAAAAGCCCAATAACCTTCCATGCGGATAATGAAGGTACACCTTCATTAAATAAAGCATATACGAGAGTACCAGAATCACCACCAGAGCCCGCGTCCACTTGACCTCCACTTACATATATTACTTCAGCCAAATCAAGATAGCCTTGGTTCCAAGAATAATTAACCCAAGCAGTACCCATAACGTCAACAGCATGTAACTGTTCCTCACCGCCACTGAGCGAAGTTCCAGGCCAGCCTACCGGGCCATCTGTTCTTCCTGATCTAAAGACAGGAGCTCCTTCATTTGGTTCGCCTGCGGCTAAACTATCTATTTCGTCTGTAGTTGCCCAACCCATTGCGGAAATTCCTTGATAAGTACCGGCCATGTCTTCATCTTGTCTTTCAAGTCCGTACTGCTTCCAACTTTCAGTTTTACTAAATAGATTTGATACTGTAGGATCTAATGCAAAAATCGCTACATCTATTTTATTAAGACCCTGCCCCTGATTAATAAGAGGATAAGCTCTTTTTACTGTACCTACCTTTACGGTATCTAAGACTGCTTTCGAAGTGCTCCATATACATGCGGCCCCGCTTTGATAAACTGGGTACCTTGTTTCTCCTCCGGGTGGGATCGCTGAACTAGCTTGTGCCGACGTCAAAAACGACTCGTTAGCTGAAAGTATTGACCAATAAGATACTCCATATTGATTAGTATATGCAGACACTGCGTCATATTCTATTGTCTCGTCATCCCAAAAGAATTGATCTCCTCGTGCTTGATGAGCTAGAACATGATTATTACTAATACCTACTACAGTATTATCGTCCAAGTCTATACACAACCCTCCGAAAGTACCAGAACCAACATTACCAAAATTATAATTGTTCCCACCGGGTTTGCCCGCGCCGGTCCATACGTTGTCATCATCAGAAGTTGATATATAACTATCATACCCACCTATAGGAAAAATGCTACATGATATACCTCCCGATAAAGGTCTCTGTGGAGATCTACTTCCACTTACTGGCATTACCCAGCTAGATGGATCGTGCCATGGATGCCACGATCCAGACACCGGATGGATGTCTCGAAGACCTTCAGTACCTATATCATGCAAATGAGGACTTGTGGATTGGTGAGAACCCTCATGCGCAACTGAAGCATCAGTATCAGCTACTTGAACATCTGTTTTTACTGGTTCACTTATACCAGGTATAGTAATACTTTCTGGAAATAAATCATTACTATCAATCTGATCTAAAGATAATTTCTCTTTTGTTAATAATGTAATAGCTACATCACCTGTTCTTTCGCCATTTTTTGTCTTATGGCGCCAGCCTAGAGCCTTCCAGGTTGAGTTAGAACTATGCAGCGTATTGATTTTCTTTTTTATAAGTTGTAATTGTTGTGGACTATACTTACTCATAACTTACATATATTTGATTTTGATGCGATGACGAGTATTGGTATCCCTCCGTCGCGTATTCGTCTCCACGACCAGACCGAGTTTTAATATTTATAGGACCGGTGTAGGCAGCGTTGAGCGCGAACCCAGCTGCATTAATTGGTATTATATCTATAATACCAGGCGCACTTATCGTCGGAAACGTAACAGACATACTATTATAGCTATTTAATGTATAAGTTGCCGCGCTTGTTCCAACAGTTAAAAAGACTCCGCTCAATGGCGGATCAATTGTCGCACCACCAGATAAATAAGAAAGAGCCGATACTCCAGTTAGAGCATAAGTACCAACTGCATTCAATCCAGCTAAATCTTCATTAGCGAATGTACTTAACAGTACTCCTTGTACTGAATCAAAATTATAACCTTCAAATATTCTAACACCAGAGAAGCCGCAAGTAACCGTTGTATATGTATTACCACCGGTAAACTCTGGTTTACCGTATAATACTGTATTATCAAATTCAGCAGTTGCAGTAACACCAGTTAACGTAGAATCATATTTTATAAATTTACTCATAATTAAATGCACTTACTGGAATAAAATTTTGATCAATAGTAAAGATGTTCTTAACATCTTCAGGACCACCTTTAAACATCCAACCCTTCATAGTAAAATTTGTGTTAGCAATAACTCTAGCTGGTTGAGATCCAGATACTTCAATAGGATAATCCAAAGATAAAGTACCGTCCCATAATATTTCAGTCCTAATCTCCAAATTGTTTGCTAAATTTTGTGACGATGGTACCTTCCAACTTATAATAATATAAGGGTTATTATAAGGAACAAAATTGCTCAAAATTTGATCCATATCAGTTTGAAACTTTGTCATTATAGACATACTAATTCCTATGTTAACAGGAATTGGTGTCTGTAACCAATCAGAATCAAATGCGCCGGCGCTAACGGAAGGAGCTTTAGTATAATAAAACCCAGGTATCTTATTAAATACTCTCTCAGGATCTCTTGCAATCGTAGTATAATGAACTGCAATCGTAGGAAGCTTTAAAGACTGAGCTTTATTAACTATATCATGTAACGCTCTCTCTTTAGGGCCATAATAAAAACCGACTTTAAGCTGATCAACAACAGTTTTATCTTTATTATATCTATTGATAATAACTTCATTAAAGGCAGTAATAAACTGCCTAATCATATCTTTCAGCTCAAAACCATAATATTGGCTTTTCATTATAAATATTTATTAAATAAACCGATCTATAAAATAGTTTGGTAATAAATTTGAATATTCTGGTAATAACTTTCTCATGCTTCCTGCATCAATAATATATGTAGTACTATAATCATTTTCGTCTCTAGTACACCTTCCACACTGTTGAATAAATGTAGTAAACATTTTATTTGTATACCATTTATAATCGTTTTTTGACATCTCCTTTACTCTTACATCTCCTAAATCAGGCCACGGACATTTAATAATTATACAAAAACGAGCAGCATCTCCTTTTAAATCAACTCCAAAATTTAACGACGGGCTCGCTAAAACAGTAGGTTTAGAGCTATTGGAGTGCTCAGTTAATATGTCTGTATTATCTTTGGCGCCTTTTATACGATATAATACTCTATCATCTTTTAATTGATCTTTTAACTTCAATGTTAAAACATTTGATTGAGTATGAATTAATCCTTTTACATCATTATGTTCTTCTAAAATTTCCTCTACACACTTAACCACCTTAGGAAAATATCTATCGATATTCTTTTTTGAAAGTTGAAAGGTACCAAATATGATCGGAGAAAGAGATGGATCAAACGCCGAGGGTAGATCTATATATTTAAAATCTTGTTCTGCTACTCCAAGATTTCTCATGACACGTCTATAATCAACAAGCGTCGCAGACATGAGAAGAACTTTATCGGCATATTTAAATAAATGCTGTGCTAGTACATCAATCTTTTTAGGTATTAATTGTATATATTTTTTATTATGAATAAAAGTTTTATTAATAATATATTCTGATTGTTGCCAAGTATCAACAACAAGAGATAAATCTCTTTTTAAATCAGCAATAAATTTAAATTCTTTCTTTACTGCATCACTTATTGTATCAGAATGTTTTTCAAGTATTCGAAGCAACTCAATATACCGATCTTCCAATTCAATCTGTAATTGAATTAAATTATTATGAAACCGTTTCTTATTAGATGAATATAATAAACTAAGACCAAACCTATTTAACTTACCTAATTCAATACTACAACTAAACCGATTAACGATTATATTTTCTAATTCAGAAGCTTCATCACATACGATAAGCTGTCTATATTTTAAATGATCTGGCTTGTGAAAAAAGCTAGAATAATTTTCTACGCTTATCTTTGCAGTAATAGATTTATTTTTAGTTTCGTAGTAATCACATCTATTACAATCCCAACATTCTCTTTTTAATTTAGAACTAAAAATACACGGAGCTGCATCAGCAAAACTTCGCTCATCGAAATTACAAATATATGAACCCTTACCTTTAAGCGGAGTTATATCTTCAAAATCTCTAGTATACTGATCCTGTAATGCTTTTGTTGTTGTTAATATAGATGTACCATATTTTTTATTCTCAAAATCATCTGCATATTCATAAACTAATTTACCATTTTCCCAAGAAGTTTGAAATGCTCTATAATCTGAAACTAGGTTTGATAATCTAGATGGAAGTTTTTTTAAGCCATTAGCAATTGTTTTCGCAATAAAGCTCTTTCCACAGCCTGTTGGTCCTTGCATGACAACAAACTTACATGAGTTAAACCCTTCAATAATATTAGGTATAGCATATTGCTGACTTGAAGATGGTATATATCCTTTCGGGAAATCCTTAATGCCCATTTGTAAATTATAATATCTCTATAGAGAGAAGCAAGTCATAATACCTATTGCGTTTATTTTTAATAAGCCGATTCAGCCGCGCTTTCCATATAATATCATCTCGATGAATATGTTGTAAAGTGTAATCAAAATAAACCATTTTTTTATCAGTAATAATATTAAAAGGATATAATAACTCTATCTTTTTATTATTACTGAATAATAATTTAATATTAAAATCTTTTATATCGTACAGCATAATCTGTCCAATACCGAGAGTTCGTTTTTTAGACATAATCTTTACGTTAGTAAGTAACATCCTTTTTAATATATTGTCAACGGTTTCGTATGTCATGTATTCATAAAGGCTATTTTATCGCCCGGAGTCATTGGAGCAATTTTTTCATTTAAGTATGTCCAGAACGTTTCATCTGCTTCTAAAGTACTAATTAAATCTACTGTGTCGCAATTTATAGTCCTATAATCTTGCATTAAAATATCCCAAACTACAATTAAATTTTCTTGATTAGGATTATAACTTGGAGCTTGTCGCGGTGGATCATAATTCAAAACAGTTCGCCCTTCAACCGAATTTAAAAGCTGTACATTATTAGTACATAACATTCTTCTAGAAGCTGGTCGACCAGGTTTAAGGTTTCGTCTAACGAACTTAACCTCACATACCTTATCTAATAATATAGCTTTAAGATTTGCTAGGCTGGTTATCATCGTCATCTAAGTCTTGACAAACACCAAAAAACCGTTGTTCACTTAAAAAGAGACAATCTCTAAGAGCCTTTTCATACCCAACTACTCGAAGATTATCAACCTTAATGCCTTTATCGTCCGGGAAACAAACAACATCACCTGGTGAAGTATATTTACATAATGGGCCGACAAGAACGACTCTTGCTAATCTCCAAGTACGTTGAACTTGTGATAAGGGAATATGTATACCGTTTCGTATTACAGATCGACCATCGTCTGATAAATCAACATATTGAGCTAAAACAATATCATCCATAACTTTACTCAACTTGTAGCCTTGAAGACTAAACGTATCAGTATCTTGATATGTATCTAAATCAATTAAGCTACGTTTCGCGTCATGATCAAAGGCGTCACGTTGACTGTCAGTTAGATCTAACTTATCTAATTGCGACTCATACGCTTGTTTCATTTTCTTTTCAGCCGATGGAGCAGTTTTCCTTTTTATCTTACTCATACTTTTTTATATTTATCTTAAATGTTTCTGAATACAAATTTACCTCTCGCTGTGATAGCTCGTATCGCCTGCAAACCGTTTCATATGCTTTTTTATCCTTTTTTATTTTCTTTGTATAATTAATATATTTTCTCTTTGTCTTTGGAATTAATGCATGTAAAAAAGTATAATGATCAATATTAATACTAAATATTGATCCATATAAATTAACACTATTATTGATTAAAGGAACAAACCGAGCGTCAGCAAATGTCACATACCTATTCACTATATACGGAGAATAAATCTGCGTAGATGTAATATCTATATCAATTTTACTCTTTTCAAATAAAATATTAGTTACAAAATCAAAAAAGTTATTTGCTTGCTTCATATTATAAACAGTCTAGGTTCTTAATAGTACTTTCGTCAATTTTTTGCAAAAAAATTTTAGATTACGGAACTGAACTAAAAAAAAAGAATTGAAATTGCCAAACCAAGGAAAGTCCCCAGTTTTGCGAAAAAAATTTAGACATAGAACTGAAACTCATATAGTTAATTTTGTTGTCGCAATAAACGCGTCATCCGTCATGGAATAGTACAAATCTACCACAATTTTCATGAATTCCTCCACTTGATCATCGGTTAAATTGGTGGAAAACGCAAAAGACGGTGCCTTTTGCCCTGCTGTTACGTTAATTGCAGTGTGACCAATAGCAACATTGTCTTTTGAATAGGTTATACTCACACTACACTTGCCTTTTGGCTGAATAATGCCGTGTTGCTCGAATTCTTTGTGTACAATCAGATCATCTCCGTCAACTTCGATCGGAGCTTTGAGATACCTCGTTGATAACAAGTTCGCAATTTGTGTATTGAATAATCTTTGAAAGAAAACAGCACCGAGAGGGCATAAATTAGGATGCTCCCAACAAAAATTAACAGCGTCGTCAGAGTAAATGAAATCATTGTTAAGAAGGTCTTCATTGTCAATCATCCCCTCAGTTTCTACCTTCATTGGCGCCCGAAACGCGACAATATTCCCGATCGGGAGAGTTTTCTTTCGAAAATATTTATAAGCAAACCGTTTGTGGATCAAATTTCCATCATACAGATCGATATCTTTTAAAATCATATTATTATGATAATATATCTTATAAAAAAATCAACGTCTTACTGTAAATATCTATATGGCTATTCTTTACGAAGCTACAGATTGGCATGAAGGAGATTTTGATCCTGCGAATGTTACATTTGCAGAATGGGAATTTATATATGAACACGGTGGGTGGTATAAGCAAGGATCTGGTCCCGGGAGCCTTTTAGAAAACAACACTGAACTAGTAGAATGGTTAAAGAATTTTATTACTGCAAATAATGCATCAAGTATAATTGATATGGGATGTGGTGACCTTCAATGGATTATTGAAGTGTTAGATAATATATCATACACAGGAATTGACTGGGTCGCGGATGTTATAAATACAAACAAACAAAATCATCCAACACTTACTTTGTCAACTGAAAATATTATGAGCGATACTTTTGAAGCTCCGGATGCAGATATTTTAATATGTAAAGATGTATTACAACACATGCGGTTGACAAGTAATACTTTAATTAATAAAATAGAACAAATAAATTGCCAACATAAAATTTTTATCCTCCCGGACTGGGATTCATTAACACAACATCTAACAGGAGCTGGATATACTTTTTCTCAAACATATTCAGCTGATGAAGAGAAATCTATATACTTAAAGTCTATTTAATATTGTGTAGGGTCAAATGAAGCTCTCTTATATCTTTGCTGACGAGTAGTGAACCGTTTACTAATTTGTTTTTCATTATCTATTTGACTTTCAAATATAGTATTTATACATAAAAATGGATGAAAGACATAAGCATTATAAAATTTTCGAGCCCAAATTGATGCAGAGAGTGTCGCAATAATTCCATCAGATGGAAGTACGATAGGGTAATTAGTAGCTAATAAATGTTTTGCAATACTAGTAGTTAGAGAATAACAAACTGTTCCTCCGTGCTCCCTATAGCCATTATAAAAATAATCATTAACTTGGTTTCTTTTTTTAGCTAATAGTGGTTCTCTTTTACCATCAAAACTACGCCAAGAATGAAAATGAATTATGTCCCAGTCTTCAGGCATATATTCTTTCCATTCTAAAGCGTTATTACATAATTCTTCATCAACAATTGCATCATCTTCTATAACAAGAAATGTATTTACATTATCATCTACAGCAGTTTTATATGCTTTAATATGACCATACGAGCAACATATTTCTGATAAAGATAATGGATGAGGAGAGCCTGATATATGCTGAGTGTTATCATATTTAGCGGCTTCTTTTTTAAATATATATTGAAATCGAAACTTCTTTCGATTGTTTTTTCCTTTAATAAAAAAATCACTTGGAATAATACTGCGAATAAATTTATAATTTTCAATATTACATTTTCGAAAATGGTCTTGTATATACTCTTTTCGAGCTGGATCGCGGCCCCAAATTACATATATTTTATCAAATAATGTATCGAGCATTACGAAAAATATTATCGTAAAAGTGTTTCTTTATATCCTAACATCTCCCATGATTTACTTTCGGGTGACCAATACACAACAATACCAATTGGAAGCTCTGCAGTATCAACAAATTCGTCGTTAACGATACCTTTTTTAATTTTCGATTTTTCTACGAGAAAAACTTTGTCTTTAAAATAAACAGACTGACACTTACGTTTATATTTCATCTCAAACGCTTCTTTATCAGGAGTTTTAGTCCAATCCCATATAAGCGGATTCCAGAAAACTGACAAATCAGATTTAATTTTTGCTTGAAGTGTTTTTGTACCTAAAAATGTAATTTCTTGTACATATCCTTTATCCGGGTTATACTCAACTCCGTTGAAATAAACAGATACATCCGCAAGATCACTCATCGGATCTTTAACTTCATCAATTTTTTCCGTTATAGCTTTCTTAGTCTTAGTCTTAGTCTTAGTCTTAGTCTTCGGCGCAGTCATAATTACTATTGAAATAAATGTTTATTATTGTAATTAATTATACATGTTAAATGATCTTGCAACTAGGTTTTGCGATCGTCCGTGGACTTTTTTAGAAATACAGGAAAAAGCTTTGTATAATTGCTGCCCACGGTGGGTTAACCTTAACAAAATAGGAGAAATTACTCCAGAGTTAGATTTTGAAAAAGAATGGAATAGTGAACGGAGTAAAGCGTTCAGACGAACTATTCTAGATGGTTCTTTTAGTATGTGTAATAGTGAGGAGTGTCCTAAAATTCAAAATAAAACTTTACCAAAACGTGCTGATATATTAAATGGAAAGCACGGTGAAAAACTAAAACAAATTGTAGAATGGGACCTCGAGGTATCTGATCTACCGGCGACTATTAATCTATGTTATGATAGGTCTTGTAATTTAGAATGTCCTAGCTGTAGAAAGAAAAAAATATTTTATAACGAAAAAACCTTTCCTCGGCAATATGAACAAGTATTAAAAATTAACGATAAACTATTACAAATGATCCATAGTAAACCTCATGATGTTCGTCTTAATATAACAGGGTCAGGTGATCCATTTGGATCGCCATCATTTTTTCAACTAATGAAAAAGATTAAACCACATCTTAATCCTAAAATTGCATTAACACTACAAACAAATGGCGTGTTATGGGACGAAAAAAGATGGTCAAAACTAAAAAATATACATACATTAAACATAAGCACTATTATTAGTTTAGATGCTGGTATAAAAGAACATTATGATAAAGTTAGAGTAGGAGGAGATTGGGACCGATTAATGAAAAATTTAACTTTTATAAAATCTCTTGATTTACCATGGGTTAGATTAGATATGTGTGTACAGAAAAACAATTATCAAAGCATACCTAAATTTATTGAAATAGCTAAACAGTATAATTTTAACTCATACACATCGAGAGTATTTAACTGGGGTACGTTTAATCAAAAAGACTTTGACGGGCATAATATATTTGACCCTAAACACCCAGAACATGAAAAACTATTAAACATAATAAATAAAGACTATCAATATGACAAACACGATTGGGGTAACCTAACAGATTTTATAACAGATTAATGACAATTGAAATAAAACGGCGTAGAGATTTACCTAAATTAATTACAACAGACGAACCAATAGGGATAGAATTAGGAGTAGCGCGCGGCAATTACTCAAAAGATATAATTAATAGGTATAATTTTAAAAAGTTTTATATGATAGATTGGTGGAAGAACTCAAACCATGTTCAAAGCTATTTAAAATTAATAGAATTTACAACAGCAATCAAAAAACAAAATGAAGGCACTCAAATTTGTGTATTACGAGGAGCTTTTAGTGAGTTTGTAAATTTTTTTGAAGATAATTATTTTGATTTTATATATGTGGACGGTATCGCTGATAATGGGCAACTGGAAGGACAGACTATAAGAGACTGGCTACCTAAAGTTAAACCTAATGGTATTATTTGTGGGCACGATTATTGTAATGATTATCCGAAAACGAAACATTATGTTAATTTAGTTGGAGAAGAGAACAACTTTAACGTTAATGTTGTTTGTTTAAATGACAACCATCCAAGTTGGTATTATACGAAAAAATGAAATTAGCAGTATTATTATATGGTCAGCCCCGGTTTTGGGACTTAAGTTATAAAAGTATCATACAAGAGACTACTTTTGATAACTGTACTACAGATTATTATTTTCATTTTTGGAATAAAATTGCATATCATAATCACGATCATGAATATGAATTAACTAATAAAGATAAAAAAAATATAATAACTGCATATAAGCCAAAAAATTATTCATTCACTGATTATACCCTATTAGAACAAACTTGTGAGGAAGTATTTGAAATTGTACAAAAAAAGAAAAAAGAATTATCAGAAGATCAAGGGCTTAGTAAAAGTATTTTTGAAACATGTAAGCCAGAACATTTGATTTATTATCTCGGTCAATTCGTATCTTTAGAACAGGGAGCAAGACTAATAGAAGAAGAATATGACTATATTTTTAGAATAAGAACTGATGTATTATTTGCTACTCCTGATTTATATGATAATGAAAATGATTATAAACAAGACAAAGAACTTTTTTATCACAGACTATACAACCGTGAGCAAGGTATCTTTTGTAAATACGGAGATCTGCAAATCTGGAAAGGTGCTCAAGATGTATCAGGAGATCATACAGATCATCAACCATTAAAACGTACTACATATGAACAATTTTCATTTTTAAATAATAAAATATATGCTAAAAAACGCGCTAGTAAATGTGATGTTTATAACTCTAAAAAACAGTATTTACACATGAAAGATTGGTACATTGTTGGTAGTGGTCTAGAGATGCTGCGAAGTATAAAACAATATATTAATACTATCATAATTATGATTGAAAAATCGAGAAAATTCCTTAAAAGAGATGGTATTGATATTAACTGGGCTGCAGGTGAACTCGTTTGTGGTGAAGTTTTAGGTTTAAACGGTATAAATGCAGGAGAACTAGGACATGACTTTTTAGATAGAATGACTATACCTAATCGAATATTAAAAATTGCTAATAAAGACACAAAGCAATGTATTTTAGACAGACCTCACGTTAGAGTCTTAGCGGATTCTGATATACCTTTAAAAGAACAATATAAAAACATCATACAATGACGCGAACTAACGAAACAGAAATACAAAAATATAAATGGTTATCTGAAAACTCTAAAAATTACGGTAAAACATGTCATGGAAACAACATTGTTCCGTTAATACGCCAACTGAAATACCGCGATTCTATATTAGATGTAGGTACCGGTAACGGACAGCAATGTTTAAATTACAAAAAAATATTTAAAAACGTATATGGAGTTGACTGGGTAAATTGGTCAACTAGCGATATTACTCCTGCTATTTTGAAAGAAAATAATATAGTCTTTTTTAATTGTCACGCAAATAATATACCATTATCAGATAAATCCGTCGAAATAGTAACGTCATTTGATTTTTTAGAACATTTAATACCAGAAGAAGTGGATAAGGTTTTAAGCGAAATGACTCGTATAGGTAAACATATAATGATTCATTCTATTAGTCACAACCCTAGTGTACATAAGCGACGATCATTACAAAATAAATTTGGAGACGGAGAATTACACGCCACGATACAAGGAACCAAGTGGTGGTTAAAAAAATTACAAAATTATAGTTCTTATGTGTATAAAACACGGTCTAAGTATCTTTGTATATTATGAAAATAGCAATATTAATGTTCGGACAGCCACGATTTTTAGATCGTACAGTAAATTTAATTAAGGAAAACTTTGATTTACCGAACCACACAGTTCATTATTTTACATATTTCTGGGACCATATGGGGTATATGCCAAAAGTCAAAGAACTTCAGTATAATAAAACACAAATATATGACTTAGTAAAGAGTATACCTGGAGCAACATTACCTACAAATCCATCTCAAAAAAATATTGTTATTACAGACTATGAAGAATTAGATTCAGTGTGCAATAATATACTTGAATTTATACGTTTACATAAAAGAAACCTACCAATCTCTAGACGATGCGAAATTGCTGATTTGAGGTATAAATTCGGACAGCATTGGAGTATGAAAAAATGTTTTGATAGGATAGTTTCCTATGAAAAAGAAAATAATTTTAAATATGATATTATTATTAAGGTGAGAACAGATATAGTATACAGTGTAAAAGAAAATTATAGGGACGAGGAGGAATATTATAAAATCAAAGACGATATGTACACTAATTTAGATTTTAATGTACCTATGGTGAAGTGCACAGCTTTGCGATACGTAGATCTTACAGAAAGGCTTAATGGTGAATCAACAGAGCATAATATACCGATGCGTGCATTTTATAATAATCATGTTTTGTTTCATAAGAATGAAGATATAAAATATGATCCATTAAATGAAGTAGGATGGACTAAGCACACAGAGAACTACAAGCAGAGACTGGCGTTTAATGATTGGACTTTAATAGCCAATAGAGAAGGAGCAGAAATAATGTTTGGTAATTGGTTTGAAAATTATTTTCTAACTCTAACGAAAGATATAAAAAATAATAATAAAAGTGATTGGTTTATATCACAGTCTGATCATTGTCTCCAAGGACAAATAGCTATAAATTATAATTTAGCCGTCCGAAAAATATCTCCAAGAAGAGATATAAGATTAATACATCCTAATATAGCAAACGTAAAAAGAAACATACAAACTCATGGTAAAGTTAAAGCACGATCAGAAGAACAAATAAGAGGAGATATTATGAGACACAAATTTAAATAACTGTGTGAATGCTCCTACTTTTAATAATAATATAGCTTTATGTTTGAGTACTGAACCTAGATTTTGGGAGGTAACTGCTGAAAATACAAAATACATAAAACACTGGGCTAAGGAAAGAGGTATAAATCTGCATGTTTTTATACACGTATGGGATGAATTATCAATAAGATATGATCAACAGGAATATAAGCAAATTTTTAAAACTAAAAAATATGAAAAAAAGGACTTTGTTTTTGATTACAATATAGAAATAAATAAACTAATTGATGAGTTTCAACCTACAGATTGTTTGGTGGAGAATAAAGACATATTAGACGAATATACAGAACAGTTTATTATACAACCTCATAAAAAATACATACAAAGTGAGGAATGGGTACAAGACGAAAAGCATTTACAATTTAGAATAAAATATACTAACGAGCCATGTATATCTCAAATATATAGTATGTTAAAAAGCTTCCAACTTGCAAGCAATTATGCAAAAACTAATAATATACAATATGATATTATTATTCGTAGTCGACTTGATCAAGCTTTATATCAAATATTAAACAACGACCCGCAATATTGTTTGGCTCGAATAAATAAACTTAAAAAAAATTCTATTAGATATAATTTATTATGTCCACGCCTATGTGTTAACCCTGGTAGAAATTTATGGATGGAATATGCTGTGTTTTTAGGTTCTTCAACGTTTATAAATACTACAGCCTTAAACAATTTTGAAGAAAAATTATATAATATTACATTACCATATATAAAAGATAAAATACATGAACGAACATCCCACTTTGTCGTCCCAGAATATATTATTCAATATATGAAACCTGGTATTAACGGAGGAAACACAAAGCCCGGTATGTGGAAATATAAATTAAATCATTTAAGTCGACAAATTTATACGTCACATGAATATAGATCTACTGCATATAAATTACATCAACTTGAAATTATGAGAACTAAGAAAATGTACGAGCATTTAAAATTTTAAATGGAAAAAATTTGTCATATAAGAGGTAATAAAAATTACTGGGATAATTTAAATATATATCCCAGATTTAAAAGAAAAAAACACCTATACAAATGCATGTGTACTATAATAAAAATATGGGACGAAACTTTAAATATACCTTATTTAGAGTTTCGAAAAAAAATAAGAGATATAGTAATAGAGAATATAAAAACGAGTAATTATTTTGAT